ATGTCCCATAATCTTTGCATCAGGGAACATCTGTTTAAGCTTATGCAGCAGGAGGGTCAGTGCATCCTTCTGTTCCGGTGTGCGGTTATCTATAGGCTTGCCATTGGCATCGATGCCGCCCATATAAGCTACATTGATAGCTGTGGAGTTGTAGCCTTGCACTCCATTGCTTACCTCCTCGATGGCGAGAAGCTGGTGGGTACCGCCATTTGGGGTGATGACATAGTGATAACCAGGATTCTTCCATCCTTTCCGGCGGAACTCAGCCTTGAGGTCATCGATAGTCTGCTTCTGCGAACCTGCTGTGCAGTGAACGAAAATACGTTTAATCTGTCTCATTTTTATTGTGATTTAAAAATTTGTCTTTAAAGTCGGCGAATTTCGCATCGATGGCGATGCCAACTCCGAAGATGGAGCCTGCGTACATAAGTGTCTGGGCAAAATACCAGAGCACGTTGTCTGTCACGTCGCGAGATTGCGATGTGAAGTAACTAATATAAACCAGTATGATAGCGAGGAGTAGTGATACTACTGCCGATCCGTACTGAATCCATTCTTTTGTATTCTTCTGCATGATGTTATTCTTTTTATTATTTGTGGCAAAGATAACATGTTTTGCCCTATAATAAAAATACTATTCGGCTGGTGTGATATCGATGTGTATTTTCCCTTCTGGAGTTTTATAAATCTCTAGCTCTTTCCCTTCGTCAAGCATCCTGGATATTTCGCTTTCGCTCGGGACTTCCTTTCTCTCTTCTATTTTCCTGTTTAAAATTTCGTTTGCCATATTCTTATATTTTATATCGATATTAAACTTCTTCCTCAGATGAATCGACTGAAAATGCCCCTTGACCGTGAAGTATTGCCAGGATTCCTTGTCCAGTTCTTCTTTGATGATTTTCCTCTTCATACCATATTCGTTATAATGGCTGAAGATTCCCAGGTATGAATTAACCGACTGAATGGCTTTGTTGATAGCTTCAATATTTCCGGCCTTCGCCGCATCATTTAGATTGCGCACCGACTTCCTATAGTTATTGACGGTATTGTTAACCGAATATACTCTATCCCGCTTAATGATAGCTCCGACGAACCTCACTCCCTTGGAATAATGCTGGAAATAGAATTTCTTCTCATTCAGTCGCAAGCCTAAAGATGCAAGCGTCTCCCTTATCATCGGCATCAAGCGAAGGAGCGCCTCTTTCCTTCTTGCTACCAGCACCATATCATCTACATATCTCACATGATGCTTGCAGTAGTAGTTTATCTTCCAGTCGAGCTTCGATAGCAGGAAGTTGACAAAGAGCTGGGCAAAGAGATTGCCGATAGCTACACCTCTGTCCTCTCCGACCGTGAACAATGACTTCTCCTTGGGAAGAAACTCCCAGAGATAATCTGCACTTTTCTTCTCGCAATCCCTCTCTGGATGGTGCATAACCACCATATTGCATAACCAGCGGAGGTCTTCCTTGTCATCCCCATGGTAATTCTCTACAATGAAGTCATCTACCATCTTGGCAAGAAGTGGCTTGGAGATGCTCATAAAGAATCCCTTCAGGTCGATTCCCATCACGTAGGCATCCTTCGTGTAATTCTCGCTTACTTCCCTGATATCCTGCTGAAGCTGCCTGATACCTGCCAGCTGGCCCTTGCCTTTTCGGCAGTTGTACGTACGGTCAGAAAACTGAGACTCGAACAGAGGTTCGAGTCTCAGCGCAATATAATGGTGGATAATGCGGTCACGGAACTGACCGGCAAACACTTCTCTGTAGCGAGGGTATTTGACAACAAAGCAGATAGATTTTCCAATCTTATATTGACGTGAATTGATTTCATCAAGCAACTGAACGAGGTTGCTCATATAGTTCATTTCGAATTCCGTAGCGCCGACTGTTTTCCGCTTGTGACGGCGGCAGTCGAAGTATGCTTCTAAGAGTATGTTAAAATCTATCATTTTCTATCTTGTCATATAACTTATCTTCCTTATTTAGTGCTGAAACCGGGCGAACATGATTCCTGTCTCCAACCTTATCGTTCCAGTTGTTGAGGTTGCCGTCGCCGAAGTTCATATTCCACGCGTTCGCAGAACTGTTCTCGGTTGTCGCCGCAAATTTCTTGTTCTTAACTATACATGATAGGATGCGGCCCATTTAATAAGGAAGGATGCTCTCTCGGCTTGACTTATCTTGCCGACCCTGGCCAGATCGCTCAAGCTACTGGCTGCTGTCTGGAACTTCTTTCGGCAGCCTGTGCTTTAAGGAGTGATCCCTTCCATGCTGTGCATTGTTTGCCAACACTCTCGCGCAGTCGGAGAAGAGTTGCCAGCCTGTTCGTGCCCATTATCCACCTCTGTTCACCTGCAATATCAATCAAGGTTGATATGACTTCAAGGTTCGTCTGCAGCTGTGCAAGATGTTCGATTCGGACATTCAGGTCGCCAAGCATATACGCTTTGGCGATATGATTCAGGCTATCAATAAGCATATTGCATAGCCTGTCTCCAAATATCGGACGCTGCGATTTCGGGAAATTCCTGACCACGCCTATTGTGATATCAAGCATCTGCTTGGTATCGATGTATATTCTTGTTTTGCTTGCCAACTTCGTTGCTGTCATATCTCTCTTGATTAATATTTTAATTTGCCTTTCTGGGGTGTCCTCGACTTTAAGGTCGAGGACGATTAACTATTAACAGCTAACTATCGTAAAAATGCTGAAACCGGGCGAACATGAGTCCTGCCTCCAACCTTATCGTACCAGGAGTAGAGGCTGCCGTCGCCGAAGTACATATACCACGCGCGCGCAGAACTGGTCTCGGTTGAGGACCAGTACCAACTGCTATCGAGGAGCTGCGCACCCTTGATGAGTGACAGAGCATAGTTGATCTTGAGCTTGTTGGCGTACATCATCAGCAATTCTCCGACAGATGGAAGCCACCAATAACCTGCCGTCAAACCTTTGCCCTTGCTGTTCGCGCGACTGTATGCCCTGCAATATCCTGGAGCGTATGATGCCGTATTGGTGACGTGAGCAGAGGATGATGCCTTGATGGCAGCGTCTGTATGCTGACGGCCATTGAAGTCGAGCATGACTGCGAGACGGTTATTTCCGCTAACCTCTGCTGCATAATTATCATCATTTCCGTAATTTGGCGAATCTGCCTGTACGGCAGCACTCGACCATGGCAGCGCATCTGCCTGGGTTGGAGCCACAACCAGGTGGCGGCCACCCTCGAAGATCACGACTCCGTCTGCAATTTCTCCCGATTTTTCGAGAGATGGCCATTGGTGCGGTTTCACCATCAGCGGATAATTATCGCTGGCACGGTGGTACATGATGAAAATACCATCCTCGATGGCATTGAGATCCAGTCCGCTGGTAATCACCTTGCGAAGTGTATCGAGGGTGATGCGAGTTATGTTTCCGTTGCTGTCAACAATCGGGAATGTCTGATTGCTGTTAACTGTTGATACGGCATTAACCGTTTTTAATGTCTTTACTTCCATAATTCAATAAAATTAAAGTTTGTTACCAATTTAAATCCGTCTCTCCAGCCCAAAATACACCTCTTCCAATATCAGATGTGCCCGGTACTGGATTTAGCCATGCTGGGTTTACATACATACAATTTACTGAGGCACCGCCCAATAATGAGTGCCAACCGCCAACATCACAAAAATGTACTGTCTGGTTGTTGTTTCCGTTAATAACTCTCCATTCCTTACCGTTTCTCATGCCCGAAAAAGCATAATAGTAATCTGATGAAGTGTTAAAAACCACAACGTCGATTGGCAGACCCGACAAATCATCGGTATTCGACGGACTGTAAAGAGGTATGTAATAAAAAGTCTTATTATTCGATGTTGTGCCTGTTTTGAGACTTACATACGTACCCGGTCGATCTGCTCCTTTTGAATACACATACATATATGTACCTTTGACTACTGCCGTAATCTTTTCCAGGTGCCCAAACACCCCACGACAAAGGATATCACTTGCGTAAAATCGGTTGTTTCGTTTTTTATCGTCTCTATAACCTTGGCTGTACATATCGCCGTCAAACCACATTCGCCCATCGCTACCAAAGGTAATATTACCCACGACTTTGCCGCTATTATCCACACAATTTAGACTTTTGAAACTTCCGCTTACGGCTT